ATGCCGAGCAGACCCTCAAGCAGCGCGATGAAGCGGCGCACAAGGCGGCGGTGGATGCGGCGATTGAAGGCGCGGTCAAGGCCGGAAAGATTGCCCCGGTCTCGGTGGAGTATTACCGCGCCCAGTGTAAAGAGGTGACGGGATTGGAGCATTTTCGGGCATTTGTCGATCAGGCCCCGGTGATTGCGGGCGATTCCGGTCTGGATCAAAAAACCCCGGCCAGCACAAACACCGCCATCAATTCCGAAACCCTCGCCAACAAGGCCACCGCGTACCAGGCCGAGCAGAAAAGGGCCGGTATCGAAGTGTCCTATGCCACCGCCGTTAACCACATTTTGAAGGAGTCACACGCATGAGCCGCAATATCCCCAGTCTCATCCTGACCTATTTCGCCAGCGGCGATATTCCCGCACGCACACTGGTCAAACACGGCGCAAATGATGGCGAGGCAGCGCTCGCCACGGCATCCGGTGACGCCTTTCTTGGCGTGAGCAGCGATCTTGCGCGCAGCGCGGGCCAGCACGTCGATGTCATCCGTTCCGGCGTTACCCCGGTGCTGTATGGCGCGGCGATTACACGCGGCGCGGCAGTGACCGCCAATGCGTCCGGCGCGGCCATCCCGGCCAAAGCCAATGACCAGATCATCGGTTATGCCGAGGTCTCCGGCGTCGCTGGCGATCTCGGCTCCATTTACGTGCAGCGCGGCGCGCTGTGATTTTCAACTTTCGGAAGTATTCCCATGCCTAACACGCCTTTTCCTGTTGATCCGGTCCTGACCGCGATTGCCATTGCCTACCGCAATGCCCGCTATATTGCCGATGATGTCCTGCCGCGTACCCCGGTGGCGCGGCAGGAATTTAAATGGCAGCAATACCACCTGGGCGACGGGTTTACCCTCCCCGATACGCGGGTAGGACGCTTGTCTGCGCCCAATCAAGTGACCTTCGGGTTTACCGAAAAAACCAGCTCGACCGAAGATTACGCGCTGGATATGCCGGTTCCGCGTGCGGATATCGACAATGCCAGCGGGACCGGTATTGACCCCCTGGGCTACGCCACCGAGCGCGGGAGTGAGCTGATTGCGCTGGCGCGCGAGTTGCGTACCTCATCGCTGGTCTTTAATACGGCGTCCTACGCGTCCGGCAACGTCAAGGCCACCGCTGCGGCGGCGAAGTGGAGTAAACCTGATAGCAAACCCCTCAATGCGATCATGGATGTACTCGATGATGTGGTCATGCGGCCCAATATCGCGATTTTGGGGCCAAAGGTCTCCACCGCCCTGCGCCGCCATCCGCAGATCGTCAAGGCACACCACGGCAACGCCGGGGATGATGGACTGGTACCACTGGAATTTCTGGCTGATCTTTTGGAGCTGGACGCAATTTATGTTGGCAAGTCCATGCTCAATACCGCCTCACCGGGCCAGGAGGTCAAGCTGCAACGCGCCTGGGGGCCACACGCGGCGTTTATCTATCGTGACCGCACGGTCGGCGCGCAGGGCGGGGCGACATTTGGATTTACCGCGCAGTGGGGCGGCAGGACGGCCAAGCAGATCACCGATGAGGATGTTGGTATGCGCGGCGGAATCCGTGCCCGCGTTGGCGAGTCACTCAAAGAGTTGATTGCTGCGCCGGATTTGGGCTGTTATTTCCCGGACGCGGTGGCCTGACGTGAGTTACCTGACTCCCGCCCAACTGGCGAGCGGCGTTGATATGCGTGCGGAGCTGTCCGAGCTGTTCGGCGTGCCTGCGGAATTGTTGGCGATCCTCTTTGCTGGTGACACGCCTGACCCGGATGAGTGGACTTCGCTTGAGCGCGCCGCCGCCGTCAACGCGGAGGATGAGATCGAGCAGACGATCATCCGCGCGAGCGCCGAGATCGACGCGCGGCTGGCTAAACGGGGCTATCCGCTGCCGGTGGACGTGGGGCAGTTTCCGATTGTGGGCACCTGGGCGCGGAGCATTACCCGGTATCTGTTGCACACCCAGCGCGAGGGCACACAGGACACCACCGGGCGGATTGAGCGCGATGCGCGTGATGCCCGCGAATTTTTGAATCTGGTCGCAGACGGAAAAGTGCTATTGGGCATGAATGATCCCCTCGCCGCGCCATCGGCCAGCGTCAACGTCAGTGGCCCGGAGCGGCTCATGAGCCGCAAAACATTGGGGGCACTATGAATGTTGGGCCATTTCCCGTGGCTGGCGTGATCGACCGTCTGCGCAAACACGTCCCGCTGGCAAAATCCATCGGCACCGCGGCTGACCTGTATACCGCGTTGGACGTGCCACCCAATACCAACCCGGCGCTGTACGTGCTGATCGAAGAGCGCGGCGGCGACGCCAAATATTCCGGGCAGGCGACGATCCAGAACGTCGATGTGCTGTTAAAAGTGGTCCGCCTGGTGCGCAGCGCGTCCGGGGAAAAACACGGACGCGGTGCACGGGAAAAGGCCGATGCCCTCGCCGGACAGATTCGTGCCGCGCTGATCGGCTGGACACCAGACGCGGCATTTGAGGCGATCACTTTCCAGTCCGGGCGCGATGACAGTTATCGCGGCGGCTGGCTGGCCGGACAGGAATTGCTGCGCACGAGTTACCGCATTCACACCGAGGCCGCGCCATGAAAACCACTCCAATCCGCCACGGCGACTGGCACGTGATCGACGGACAGTTGATCGATCTCAGCCAGTCGCCAGCGCCCGACTTGCCCCCCGAAGTCGTCACCGGCAGCGACGTAGACGACGAACCCCCTCCCCCGTCGCTGCCACCTTCTTCTCCGGCGTCCAAGCGCCGCAACACAAAGTCCGAGAACTGACATGGCCCAGCCTGATTTAACCTCCTTTACCGAGCGCGGGCTGCTGCTGGCGCTACGCACATCGGCGAATACACCGATCATCCCTACACCGGCGTTGCACCCCTTGATGTTGTTCAACGGCCAATCCGGGACCGAGGTCGATGTCATCGAGCGCCCGATTGACCGCCCGTTCTTCGGCGGCGCGCCCTTTGGCGTCGCGAACAAACGGGCATTTATTGAGGGCGAGATCGAGCTGTACCCGCCGCCAACGCCGGGCCAGAGTACCGACAGCGACGCCCACGTTCACGCCGCCCTGTTGCCTGCCGGGCTGACCACGGTCAAAACCGCCAGCGCCAAAACCACCCGCTACAACCCGGTCAGTGAGGGTATTGCGGTCAGTGATGGCTGGTGGCATCACGCTGGGACGCGGCTCAAAGTGGCCGCCGCGCGGCATCAACTGAACGCGGTCACGATGGAGATCGGGCAGCGTTTTAAAGCCAATGTGCGCGTTGAAGGCGAGTATTCGGAAGTGGAGGAAGCGCCGGTACCGACTGTCACATTGCCGGATACCGTCCCGGAGGTGGCCAGTGCGGGCAATACCTCGACCTTGGTCAGTGTCAATGGGGGTAGTGCGCTGACCGTGTGGGCAAAATCGCTGGTGCTGGACACGGGCAATCAGATCAGCGTGCGCGAATACACCTCACACCGGGAAACGGGTATTACCGCACGACAGCCGACGTGGACACTGCGCCTGGCCCGAACGGCCTTGAGCGACTTTAACCCGTGGGCGGTACGCGATGCCGGAACCATCCTCACCGTGGCCTTGCGCCTCACGCAAGCGACAAACCTGTACAGCGAGCTGGGTATTCGCGGCCAGATCGAGCAAATCAACGTGATCGACAATGACGGCGATTACGGCTGGGAATTGTCCGGTCGCTGCATCCCGTCCAATACGGGCGGCGATGAGTTTTATGTCGAGTTTGGCGATACCACGCCGTAAACACGTCCCTTTTTAAATCCCTTTCAAAACATCTATAACTCAAGGTTAATCTCATGTTGAAACTTTCCAAAACCAATACGATTACGCTCCCGGTGAGTATCCGCTTGCCGACCGATGATGCGGGCAAAAGCAATGAGGGCACGATCAAGGTGCGCTGTAACCTGTTGCCACAACAGGACGTGGCCGAGATGGTGGACGCCAGTATCAGCGACAGCGAAGTGATTGACCGCATCCTGGTGGAGGTGACGGGCCTTGGCGATGCGGACGGCCAGCCGATCAGTGGTACCGATGCGCTGGACGTGGTGCTGACCAGCCCCTGGAGCCGCCACCTGCAAATGGCGATTGTCGGGGAATATTTTGACCACTTCGGGCAGGCACGGGTAAAAAACTCCAGGCCGTCGCGCGGGCGCTGAGCGGGCGCGTTGACGGGGAATTAATGCCGCGCCTGCACGGCGAAACCAGTACGGATGCGTTTTTGCGCGAGGGTGTGAGCGGACAGGGGA